CTCTTATTGAAGAAGTGTGGTTTGGGTGAGAAGTTCACTGGGAACGCAGCCACGAGGCACGGTGAAAAGTATGAAGATGAGGCACGGATCCTCTATGAAGAGAGGCATGGAGAGGTTGTCCATGAACTTGGTCTCTGTCCCCACCCCGTATATGACTGGCTCGGTGGAAGTCCCGATGGTGTAACAGAGTCGGGGAAACTCGTCGAGATTAAGTGTCCACCACTTCGACAGATTGTACCTGGAGAAGTGCCGATTCATTACATGCCACAATTGCAACTTTGTATGCAGATTTTAGACTTAGAAGAAGCTGACTTCATTCAATATAAACCAGCCGAGAGTAACTGGCCAAAACCAGAGGAATTCGACGTCGTCAATGTCAAGAGAGACCCAGAGTGGTGGAAAACCAATTTCCCACTGATGAAGCAATTTTGGGAAAAGGTTCTCTATTTTAGGGAACACTTGGATGAACTCCCTAAACCAAAAGAGAAGAAGACGCGTAAAAAGAAGGAACCCGAACCAGCTGTGTGTGAGATTGAACCATTACCCGAGGAGGACTTTTATCATGATGATTGAATTCTCTCTATCATAGCAAGTTTATCCTCCTCTTCATATGAATCGTGTTTTGATAAATTATCCTCAGCTAATAACCACTGAGAGTTCAGATAGTGCCAACAATACTTATTGTCATCTGGTAAATCCCACGCAGAGCATGGGATTATTTCATCTATGTGAACCTCATCTTCATCGGTTTTAGGTCTTCCGTATGTATCTTCGAATGTTTTGTTGAGGTACTTCAACCATTCCCCAGTTGTCATACAGAGGTCATCGAGTGTATGTGTAGTCTTATGGTTTTTTATATAAACTAGTCTCCTCGCTCTCCTTAACTTTGCTATATAACCAGATGGGTTACATGTTTTACAACACCCACGTTCTCTGTTATGTTCACAGATAGCTCCTCCTCCACATTCTTTACAGGCTGAACGAGTTCTATTGTGTTCACACACCTGACTTCCTCCACATTTTCTACACCCGATACGATTTATATTGTGTTCGCAAATACTTACACCTCCACACCATTTACATTGAGAACGATAATTATTATGTTCACAGATATAACCTCCTCCGCACTTTTTGCACCTCGAACGAATTTTATCATGTTCACAAACTTCTCCACCACCACACTTTTTACATGTTGAACGATACGTATTATGATCGCATATAGAGCCGCCAACCCTCACACCCATCTGTGTTCCTAAAACTTTACATTCAAGGTTTTTACATCTATCTACCCTTATATCACACGGACAATATGAACACTTTCCTTTCTTGTAAAACTTGGGAAGTTCACAGGGTTCACAGGGTACCTCTTCCATGTAGTTTATGTAGCAATCCTCTTTAATGTCATACTTCGCGAGCGTTTCAGGTTTCGGGAGTTTCCCAGTCTTTTCCATTTGGCGTAAGACTTCTTTGCGCGCGCGCTTATACATAAACTCGGGATCTTTTTTACTTTCCTGATACTTTTCAGCACGTGTTTTACCTGTATATGTGTTCAAACACCTGGTGAGTCCTTCACGGCTTGTCACGAGTTTCTTGAATATTTTGTCGACAGGTTGGTTATGTTCAAGAACGTGGAGGACACTCAACATAGAGGTTTCGATATCATCATCCCACCCAGCCTTGAGAAGTTCTTCAAGTTCCTGGTACTTCTCAGGTTCTTTACTGATCTTGTACTCAAGCTTGGACAACCACCGTTCTACACCGTAGCATGCAGACCACCGTTTGTTCAGTGTCACCAATGTGAGGTATGCATTTGGATTGTGATACTTTTCGGAGAGTTTCTCATTCAATTGATCTTGGGTTATAGACCGGTATGGGGGCATGCCGTATCCATCCAAGGTTGATTCAATCTTACCTATCCACCACGTTCCCAAGGTTTGATTTTCCAGGATATAGAAAATTGTTGGTTGATGACCCATCTATCTATACATGAGAAAATAATCTCTTGATAAAGAGTTGCCCTGGGAATTTTTCATTTCTAAATTTTCTGTTGTCATTTCGGGACTACCCCATCCCAACTTTTATTTATTATATAGGATATACTTCTTCTTGAATATGTTGTTTAAATTTTTTATAATAATAAGTTGAAGTGTAGTAGTCCCAAAGTGTTTACAGATTATGGATAAAGAAAAAAAATCATAGTATATTTAAATGGAAGAAGTCACACTTCCTAAGGCACCAGAAGGGTATGAGTATAGATTGATGAAAAAACCATCCGTCAGATATAAAGACCCTTCTACTTTGTCATCAAAACAACGAGCAGCTCTAAAGTACCGTGAAAAGAATAAGGAAAAATTAGCTGAGTACAATCGTCAGTATATGGAGAAAAAAAGAAAGAAAACCTGTAGTCATCCCGGGACTACCCCATCCTAACTTTTATTTATTATATAGGATATACTTCTTCTTGAACATGTTGTTAAAATTTTTATAATAATAAGTTGAAGTGTAGTAGTCCCAAAGTGTTTACATAAAACCTAAGTGAACCAACTCTACGAGGAAACCAACTTGAAATCATGTCTATTGAAGAACAATATAACCGTGCAAAAGACAACCTGACTGGTAGGTTGTTCGCACCATACCAAAGGGAGGGGGTACTTTGGCTCTTGTCTATGGAGAACCAGACTTCGGGCGTACGAGCAGGAATATTAGCCGACGAGATGGGGCTTGGCAAAAGCATCCAGTTAATCGCAACAATGCTCGGAAACCCAAAACCCCGGACGCTCATCGTCGTTCCGAAGTCCATCATCACCCAGTGGGCAGAAGAGATCAACAGATTCGCGCCAAACTTGACGATCAACATCTTTGATGGTCCAGATAGGAGAATCAAAGAAGCGGATGTGACGATCGCACCATATACACTCCTCACAGTGAAAGGGGCAAAAGTTGATACGAAGACAGCTCTCCATATGGTACAGTGGGACAGGGTTATCCTCGACGAAGCCCATGAGATTCGGAACAACAAGTCCAAATTGTTCAAGAGTGTGTGTCGTCTCCAGACCCAAATCAAATGGATCGTGACTGGTACCCCAGTATTTAATTCGATGGAGGATTTTGTGTCTTTGTGTACGTTCTTGGGTCTCTCCAAAGTGGTCGTTCAGGGTATGACCAATAAAATCAAGGACATCTACATTCTCCGTCGCACCAAAGATGACCTGGCCAAGATCAACGAGCGTCTCCGCTTACCACCATGCTACTTCGAGAATGTGGAGTTGGAGATGTACCCAGATGAGAAGCAATTGTATGAACTCGTGTTCCTCGAGGCACAAGATACGATCCGAGATGCCTTCAGGAATGCCCAAAGTCTCAACGCGAAGAATATGATCATCTTGGAGTGTCTTCTCCGTACGAGGCAGGTCATGATTTGGCCACAGATGTATCTCAATGGTATCGCGAAGCAAAATGAGACAACACCTGAGCAATGGGTCGGTCGGTCGAAGAAGATGGAGACCCTTTTCGAGATGATTAAGGGGCACCCCAACGAGAAGACATTGGTGTTTTGTCAGTTCAGGGGGGAGATGAATCATATCCAGAAGAATTTGGAAGTCCCCGTGTTTCGAATTGATGGTTCTGTACCTAAGGATGAGCGCGTGAGACAGATCGAGGGGTTCAAGAAGATTGAAGGGGGGGCGGTCTTCATCATTCAGATCAAAAGTGGTGGTCAAGGTCTGAACCTCCAAGAGGCGACTCGTGTCTATATTACAGCACCCTCATGGAATCCAGCTACCGAATTACAGGCTATAGGACGAAGTCATAGAACGGGACAGACGCAACCAGTGTATGTGAAAAAGTTGGTCTATAAAGAATGTGATCGGTTTGTCAGTGTGGAAGAGGAAATGATGGCCCTCCAGGGTCACAAGTCGATCGTGTGTTCCAAGGTCCTCAACGATGAGAGGATTGAAAATCAAATCCCGGTGAAGAGAACGACTGATAAGATTTCAATCTTGGACATCAAGAAAATTTTCAAAGCGTAATATAAAAGATGATTGGTTCCCGAGCTGAAGTTTTCCATGGCACCGCTGATAGCACCTCTGGTGGTCTCACGAAGAAGGATCTCACGATGAAGGATGGTCGCATCATTTCCAAGGCGGCGAGCAAGGCGGCGAAGAAGTCCCTCAAGAAGAACCCCAAGTTCCAGGTGTTTGTCGATGAGGCGAAGAAAAAGAGTGACAAGAAGGGTTGCTTCTGCGTGATGCCTTCGAATGACACCAAGGCGTACGAGAAAATGATGAAGAAGGCTGAAAAAAATATGTCTAAAAAGTAAGAATGACCCTCTCCAAGTGGGAAGAATCCGTCAAAGTAGCAAAGATTAAGTTAGGCATGGACCTAAAGAAATTTACCAGGATACAGGGTAAGCTTCTTAAGGAGGCTCAGGCTATTTATAGTATTTTACTGTTGAATAATTCTAAATAATAAATTGAAATCCCTTGAGATTTTGTGGCTCATATACAACGAGCTGATGAAGTTTCCAAGTACAACCGAACATTTTGTTCAAGAAATACACACTGTTGAGTTCAACGATGGCATGTCCCGAATTTCTTGCATAGAGTCCGTTAGTTACTTCATCTTTTTTTGGATTTTTGTCTGCGTCAAAAACAGACGCCTTGATCTGATCTTCCACGTTCGTATCGACTTTGATGCGAAACTTTGGTTCGCGACCCGCAGATTCCTTGATGTTTGAATTAAACATGGGGGACAGCTCCTCCTTGGACATGGGTTTTCCAAAGATGACCTCACTTTGTTCCACCACAGCGCCGATGATTTTATCCTCGAGTTCTTTCAACGAGTCGTAAAAGTTTTTTATGTAGCTCCCTTCCTCGTCGTATCCCTTCACGGCAAAGTCAATGTTGTACTTGGTGGCTCCAACCTCGGGGGTGAAACCCGAAACACCGAAGGGCATATACATACGGGGAAGTTGCACCCGAAGGGGGGTTCCCTGTTTGGTAGAGATGACAATTTTCCGATTATTATATTCATTGATTTGAAGATTTTCGATAGCCTTGTCCATGTCTTTCTACATCTCACACGTTTCAAAACTTTAAGCTGAACACGCCACACAATCCGGCTCTAGACTAAATTGGATTGGTCGAGCCTTCGCCTTGGATCGGAGATAATACATCCCCGTCTTTAGACCAGCCTTCCATGCGTACATGTGCATCGAGGAAAGTTTAGACATCGTTGGACTCTCCATGAAGAGGTTCATGGATTGTGATTGGTCGATGAAACGACCACGGTCAGCCGCCATATCGATGATACACTTTTGACTGATTTCCCATACAGTCTTGTAGAGTTTCTTGATGTCCTCAGGGATATCGACGATGTTTTGAACGGATCCACCCGCCTTGACCATGAGGTCCTTCATCTCCTTGGACCAGAGACCAACCCTCTTGAGATCATCAACGAGGTGTTTATTGACCACCACGAACTCCCCAGCTAGGGTACGCCGCAGATAGATGTTGGTCGTGTAGGGCTCAAAGCATTCATTGTTGCCCAATATTTGAGCCGTGGAGGCGGTGGGCATCGGTGCCATGAGAAGACTGTTCCTCAGTCCCTTAGTCTTCACACGCTCCCTCATAGCATCCCAGTCGTAGCGCCCACTGAACTTGGTGTCGCCCTCCCACATGTCTGGTTGGAGAAGACCTTGGGACGTGGGGGATCCCTCGAAGCTCTCGTAGGATCCATCAACCTCCGCCAGCTCCGAGGATGCCTCGAGAGCGGCATGGTACATAGTCTCAAAGATGTGTGCATTCATGAGACGAGATTCTTCGCAATCGAAGGGGAGACCACAGAGGATGAAAACATCCGCGAGACCCTGGACACCCAAACCGATGGGACGATGTCTCATGTTGGAACGCCTTGCAGTCTCCACGGGGTAGAAATTACGGTCGATGACCCGATTCAGGTTCTTTGTGACAGTCTTCGTGACCTCATGGAGTTTATCGTAGTCGAAGGTCTTTGTTTCCTTATTGACATACTTGGGGAGGGCGATGGAGGCCAGGTTACACACAGCCGTTTCATCTTTGTCTGTGTGCTCTATAATTTCAGTACATAGATTGGAGCTCTTGATGACACCCAAATTCTTCTGGTTCGACTTAGAGTTGCACGCATCCTTGTAGAGCATATAGGGGGTGCCAGTCTCCGTTTGGGACTTGAGAATAGCCTTCCATACATCGGCTGCGGGGAGGGTCGTATTGGCGAGACCCTCCTCCTCATACTTTAGGTACAACTCTTCAAACTCCTGACCGTAGCAGTCAGAGAGACCCTTAGCCGTGTCTGGGCAGAAGAGGGACCAGTTTCCCCCCTCCTCGACCCTCTTCATGAAGAGGTCGGGGATCCAGAGGGCTGAGAAGAGGTCGCGGCACCTCGCCTCCTCGTCACCTTGGTTGAGACGGAGTTCGAGGAATTCCATGATGTCGGCGTGCCACGGTTCAATATAGACTGCGATCGACCCCTTCCGACGACCGGCTTGATTCACGTAGCGCGCGGTTGCGTTGAAAACCCTGAGCATGGGGATGATACCATCCGATTGTCCGTTGGTGCCACGAATCTTCGACTTGTTCCCCCGAATATCGTGGATATGCATCCCGATACCCCCAGCCCATTTGGAGATTTGGGCACATTCTGTGAGGGTCCCGTAAATTCCATCGATGCTATCTCCCTTATTTGCGATGAGGAAGCAACTCGACATTTGTGGTCGGGGCGTCCCAGCGTTGAAGAGTGTGGGGGTGGCGTGAATGAAGAGTCCTCGGGACATCTTGTCGTAGGTGTCGAGAACAGATGGGATGTCCCTCCCATGAATACCGATGGAAACCCTCATGAACATATACTGTGGTGTCTCGATCAACTTCCCATCGACGCGTTGGAGGTAACTCTTCTCGAGGGTCTTCAGACCGAAGTATCCAAAGTCGAAATCGCGGTCGGTGTCAATTGCCCCCTTGAGCTGTTGGGCAACCTCCACAACCTCATCGGTAACGACACCCGCTTTATGGAGTTTCTTCATGGCGAGATGAACATTATTGGGGCACACCTTGTGAATGTTACTGGCGATGATACGGGTGGCTAGAATTTCATAGTCAGGGTCGGCGGTGATCATACCAACACAAATTTCAGCGGAAAGTATGTCAATTTCCTGCGCGGTGATGTTATCATACATCGAAGAGAATACCTGCTGTGCAACCTTGGAGGAATCACAATTTTCCGAGAGTCCATACGTTAAGTTCTTGATCCTATTGGTGACGTTATCAAATTTCATTTCCTCAATACGACCTGAGCGTTTAATGACCCTCATATATATTTCATTCTACTTTTATTTTTAACTTATTTCTTGCACTCGAGGTCTTTACTCCTCACCGCAACGGTCCCGAACGTTTCAAATTTACGGTCGGATTGGAGCAGGTAGGTATTCACAAAGAAGGGACCCTCCTCACCCGCCTTGCTCACAGGGGGGTAGGATCCAACGAAGCAGGCTGGGGGGCTGCATGGAATTTGTTCGGAAGTTGGTGGCTTGTTGGCGTAGATTTCATCAAAGTCAGCGAAGTTCACCATTTACTATCTACATATAATTTTTTTCGGCGAGTACACTATATGTGTGATAACCTCCACCTCGATTCCCTTCAGCAGTGTGAGACTCCACTGAACACCCTATTCTTTTCCGATTTCAACAAAAATCTGATTCAGCGTGGCATCCGGCAGGCGTTCAAGAATAAGACTGGTATCGCCATCGACTACCAGAATCCCGACGACTTGTACGGTATCATGCGCGCCGTCTTCATCAACAACTCTGGTGATCACTACGAGGATGTCAAGGAGCAGGTCAAGAAGATTAATATCCGTGTGATCACCACCGCCATGTCCCAAATTCAAACCGGTGTTTCCCAATTCATCGCTTATAATCGTGACATTGACACCATAAGTGTTCCCCTGGACCAACCCATGAATACGAGCACGGTTGGCAAAAAAATGGATTTTAATGATAAAATTGGAATCAATTAAAGATTACAACCCAGTAAGTAGTAAGTTATGAATCTAAACTATTACAAAACTGAAACTGAGAAAGTATGTAAATCAAAGGGGTGGGATCGAGCGGGTATAGATACAGTGTGGCTCCTCTTGACGGAAGAATTTGGTGAGCTCGCTTCAGCCATTCGTCAGCACAAAAATACATACAAGAAGATGAACCTCAAGAAGGACCGGGGCACCGATGTCATGATGGAGATGGGAGATGTATTCAGTTATCTCTTCCAACTGGCACACATGTTGAATATAGACCTAGATAAGATGTGGGAAGAACATCGGTCTAAAGTGCAGACTAAAAAATATAATCTGAAGTAGTAATAACAGTGATGAGTAAGTTTATGCTCAGCGATGACGACGCCATCAATGACGTAAATCCATTTGTCACACACGATTTCTCCCTTCCAGGGGGTGTGCGACAGACGGGTAATTTTGCAGATTTTATCGAAGTCAAGAAAGTCAGCGATTTGGGGGTTGTAGAGAAGAGTGTCTTCTGCAGTACTGGTCTTTGTGAAGATCAGACGGAGCCACGTGTCATGAGAAAGAAGGTACGCCCTCACCGCAATATCGATTGTGGTTTCACGAACACGAACACGAAAAGCGAGCAACAATCAGTTGTTGTCGGCGTTTCAAACAAGCGTATTCCCTATTTTTGGATTTTTTTGGTCATTCTCATCCTCACTCTAGTTCTATTATACGTAAGACGTTGAAGAAATATTCAAGTCGGGACCTCTTCGTACAACTTTGAATAGCGTGGGGTATGTAATACTTACACATCATTCTAACACATTCCACCTGCCAAGCACTCTCCATATTTACACGGGGTGGTTGGAACGTTGGATCCAGAATCTTCATAGCGTGGGCAATGCGAACCCACGTTCTTTCGGTTTGTTCATACGCGAGGACATTGTCGAAAATAAGTTCAGCCATGCGCTGCCTCACCTCTAACGTCTTCTTGACCATCGTATCTAGAAACTTTTCATAGGGAATCGATTGCTTGGAAGATTCCAGATACACCCAATCCGCCAGGGGTTCGGTGTTAATATAGTCGGTATAGGTTGCGTAACCCTTACCCTTCTTGTATCGTTCATATGTAATTTCAACATAAGCGAGATCTGATTCCACGTCGTGTATAGATTTCGCAGACTTGATAAAGGAGGTCATTACCTTTATTTAAATTTTTCTCTCTAAGTACTGTATATGGACGAAGTTGTGCTCATTCTCGTACTATTGATAATGTCAAGTGTTTTTTTGGCACTTGGTGGAGCTGTTTGGGTATTTACCAGGCCAGTAGAGGGTGACGAGTGCAAAGGTGAAGACCCAAATGCCGAATACGAGATTGATGACAAGGGAAAATGTGTGTTCATTAAATGTAAAGGGGGTTACGTGTATGATGGTAAGTCATGTGTAGTTCCAAAGGAAGAGGAAGAGGAAGAGGAAGAGGAAGTATTCATCTATGATAACAGTGAAAATTTTGTATATGAATTCATTGTCAAGGAAGAAACTGAACGACAAAGAACACATAATGACTTTAACATCCACATCACCGATATTGAGGCTGATGGTGTCAGGGTGTCGAGTGAACAGCTTGAAATAAACCAGGAACCCAAACACGCTAAGTGCAACAGTAAAGCGGGTAAATATGAATGTGAGGGAGACAATTATGGGATTAATGACCCCGAACCAGCAGACGACCCACACATGAAAGACCTTACTTGGTCTGCTTGGAAAGAGGGTCAAGGTGAAGTTGGAGACAAGGTGTTCACTATCACCATGCCCTCGAAGGTTTCAAAATTCACCATTGATTATTTCAGACCCAAGTACGTCCCGGGATGGACGATTAAGGAGAATGGTACCGAAGTTTTGTCCACATCGAAGGGTGCTAATAAAGATAAACCCACTCCAACCGTGGTGGAATACATAATTCCCTAAACGAACGCCTAAGTGATCCCATCAAAGTACAGAAAAATAAGTCAAAATGTATTCATCAATCGCCAATAACAGTTTTTCGTATCTCCTCACCCTCGATGAGATGCGAAAGGCTCTACCCGACGAGACCAGACCCTCTTGGGTGAAGATTACGACAATCACGATGGTCTCAAGATTTGAGAAGGAAATTGACATAAAGCGTCTTCGCAGCAAGTTTGAAGAAGTTGGGTCGTACAAGATGCGACGCAAGGGAACCACAATCGACGGTTTCGAATGGAAGCTCAAACCCACAACCTTCTACAACCAGGTGACTCTCACCTACCATGATACCTACAGTACCAAGTCTGTCAAGGTGTTCCCAAATGGGAGCATCCAGGTAGCCGGGTGCTGTGACCTCTTCGACTGCAAACGCATCATCACCCAGATCGTTCATATTTTCAAAGTCTTTTTGGATTTGGAAATCGAAGTCTCGGAGAATTCTTTTCGGGTGGTCATGATCAACTCCAACTTCAGTCTCAACTACAACATTAACCTGTTAAAGGTTGCGGATTGGTTCGAGCGATACAATGATATCTTCAAAGTATCATTTGAACCAGATAGGTATTCGGCGGTTAAGATCAAATTCAAACCAGCCCATGAGATGAAAGAGATCACATGCAGTATCTTCAGTACTGGAAAGATCATCATCACCGGTGCAGAGACCCTGAAGGAGATTGCTTTCGCCTACAATATCATCAACCAGCACATCAACGAGAATCCCGAGATTCGGGTCTCACGCACAGAGGAAACCGATGTCTTTGACATTTATTTGGGATACAGGTGTGATCCATTCGTCGAGAAACTCAGAGAGAAGGGATTTGAATCTTGGATGAAAACAATTACCAATAGACAAATTAATTTCTAATTAGATAGTAACAATATGTCTCAGCGACTTGGTATGGCCGATGGTCGATGCTTCACCGTGAATACATCTGCGCAACTTTTTAATAATTATGTGATGAAACAAAACGGTATCTCTTTCGAGGACAACTACTCGTACCGCCAGCTTCTCCAAAAGCAGGGTCCGGAACTCATGTCCAAGGTACAGGAGGAGCAGGGTAAGGGAAACTGCATAACCTGTGACAAACCCCTTCTCAAAGTTTCGGGTATTTACTGAGAGAAATCACGAAAAAAACTTTAGAACCTTCCTATAGAATGTCGACATGTTCCATATGTCTCAATGAAGTCAAGGCGACGAGGAGTAATCCGCCGATTCGTTGCGGACATGTGTTTCATTCCCACTGTCTACAGGAATGGACAAAAAGAGGTAAGAACACGTGCCCCACGTGTAGAAAGGTATTCGATGCTTCCCAGTTTAAGATTGTCGTTTCGATTCAGAACAATTACACAGCAGCTTCAAACTCTGTGTCATTGAATGATGAATCTATTTTCAGTGTGATGGATCTATTTGATTTAAACTTTGACGTTCATGATATGTTAGATTTAGACAGCATTCTTACCGACTTTGGGGTGAGTCTTGCCGACTTTGATTCCTCTATTTTTGACACAGAATGAGCTACAATACCTTTCATAGTTTAGACCTGGATAGTTTCGGGAAGCTTTTCGAGGATCTTTGATGACCTTTCCCTTCGCATCAGCCAGAAGTGGTCCAGTTGCCCATCCACGCTTGTGACTGAATACGTTCGTCCTAAAGACAATTTGCTTACCAACCCTGAATGTACCAGCCCGCTTTATCCGTGATTCAGGAATGTTAAAGAATTTTGCCACAGACCCGATAGTATCCCCCGGCTTCACTTTGTATTCTACGACACCATGCTGCTTGTAAAAATGAAAGTCACCTTGACGGATGTAATTGGTGGGCCTGCCAGGGGACACAAACATCATCACCTTGTAGTACCCCTTTTTACACTTTTCAGTCGGTCCAGCCTTGTAAATCTTCTTTGGGTTGTCTGATACGACGCGGTTTGGGAGACCCGTACAGTGGGTGTAGTTGTGATTACCATTAGAAAGTCCAGAACGATCCCCAGGAATGGACTTTTGCCACCTGTATGCCTCATAGTCACCCACGGCGTAGGCGTAACAGTTATTATTCCCAATGCCAGTCTTGGTCCCCCACCTTCTATTTGTAAATTTACTTTCAGAACCACTGAGAGGTGGTCCCTTCATTTGTAATTGATACAGAAAAAAATATCCACATGTAATAAATGATTCAGGAAGTTACCAAAGCTGAAACCAGATCCGATGCGCTCACCGAGTTTCTCATGTTCGTACTCGTCGTGCTGATTAGCACCTTCCTCCTTCGCCTCGTGTGGAACCGTTCCCTCGTGAAGCATATCACCGTGCTCAAGCCCATCAACACCATGCTTGATGCCTTCACACTCTCCCTCGGTCTGGCCGTCGTCCGTGGTATTTAAACTTCACTGTACCCAACGGTCTTTTCACCTTCAGGGCTCACCAGGGTGGGGTAGCCATTCATCCCCTTACAGTCTTCCTTGTCGCAATCGACAAAGGTGTGGGGTTTCCCATTTTTCTTCATGTAGTCTAACTGCTTCCGAGTCCAACCGCAACCCATGGTCCCGAAAACAGCCCACTTCTTGCCGTCCTCTACGGGCGCCTGACTAGTTTGCATGAGAATTATGACATCAATGATCGCGAGGAGGATGAGAGCAAACATATTTTATTATAGGTAAATATTAAAATGCCATCAACTGTACTTTCTATGGGAAACAAAAATGTCACGCTCAAATACACCAGGAAAATGCCCCGTGGTGAAGTTGAACGGATGAAATCATTCGTCACTAAGGATGGGGTGAAGCTCACCAAAACGCCAAAGTTTAAGATACTCTCTGAAATTGATGAGGGTACGAAGAGGGTTTTTAAGGTTGACAAATCTTCTTTTTGAGTGCATTGACTCCATCTTTATCTAGTTTATTTACGAACTTATTAATGTACCTATTAACTTCCTTCTTTGGTGTGGGGGTCTTAGCCTTGGGTGCGACCGTCTGAATTTTAGGAACTGGACCCGTCCTCCTTCGAGCTGGACCGGCTTTGGATTTAGCTTTATTAGCCGCAAGTATAGCTGCAAACCTTTTAATCTTCTCTTTCCTTTCAGCTGTTGAAAGTTTGGGACTGGGCGTCTTAGTCTTGACATTGGGAAGAGTCTTAGGCTTAGGCTTAGGCTTAGGCTTAGGGGCGATCATTTTGAGAGTTTCATCGAGAGTCTTTGATCCATTTGGTCTGTCCGCACCAGTTAAGAATGGGTGAGTCAAAATAGTCTTGAAGGAGGGAAGGTATTGATTAAGGAGATTGGGGCGTGGAGGTGTGAGCAAAGACCCATCTACGGTATATTTCCCGTTAAACTCGAGGAACTCTTTGTCGGGTATGAGTTCATCAATGAAATTTTTTATAGCTCGCTCCTTACCATCCTCAGGATA